GCAATCAGTCTCTAGCGTGTCTCTTGGGCGGACATCAATCAGCTACAAGAGCACGTCTAAGGCTTCCACTGAGGGCAGCCGGTATAATCTATCTCTTGACGCTTTGAACGCTCTTAAAGGGGCAGGATATGGCTATAGGGGGGTGTGTTATGACCGTTATTGACAAACGCATGTTAGTTGATACTGTCACTATCAAAAAGCTAACGGGAGAGACGGATGTTTGGGGAAAAGTAACATATGATGAGCCCACAACCCTAAAACCCGTTAGATTTGATAGGCAGTTCAATGTTAGCGGGTCAACTAACAATCGTAGCGAATCAAAACCCAGTGTTTTATTTGTCTATCCGAAACATTGCCCGGTGGTGCTTGACGAAAGCTTTGAAAATGGCTTGATTAATGACGGCAAACGAGATTATAAGATTCGTTCCGTCATTCCAGTCTACTATCCAAGGCAAGACAAAGTTTTTTGCTATGAAATCGAGGTGATCTGATGGGTGCTAATGTAACCGTTAAAGTTGACTTGCAAGGGCTTGAAAAGAAATGCAGCCCCGAAGCAGTCAAGCGTGGAAAGGTTGCCATGATTGGGCAAATGATTACAGGCATGCAGCCATTCATCCCTCGTAGAGATGGAACCTTGAGCGCTAGCGGTTCGCCTTTTAGCGATGGTATTAGATATCCGGGACCTTATGCAAGGGCTCAATTCTATGGGTCTAGTTACAACAAAAATAGAAGCTTTACTTTCAGCAAATACACCACACCGGGGACTGGCAAACGTTGGGACAAGAAAGCGTCTGCTAAACACTCTAAAGAGTGGGGCAAAGTTGCACTTCGAGCTATGGGGGTTAATTAATGAACGACAACGATTTTTCAGAAGTTCTAGCAAACTTCATCAATACGCTTGGACTGCCGTTGAAATGCAAACTTGATTATCTTTCAGAAGACGATAGCCTTTCAGTCTATCCATTGCCGGGTGGAAAAGTGGAAGACGAAGACATGGCTGGCACTCAGATTCTATCGCTACCGTATGAGATAGCTATTAAATCGAAGGACCAGCAAAAGCTAAACGCTATTCTTTGGAAGATAAACACTGAGCTTTCCAAAATCGGATTCGAGTTACCAAGTTCAAATAATTCATACACATTTTTAGCCTTGACCGTCGAGACACCGAGCTTAAACGATGCCGACGAGCAGGGCTTTTATATTTACTTGCTTGACCTACAGGCAAGACTAGAAGTAGAAAGGAGCCTTAATTAATGGCTAAATTTAAAAATGCGATTCGTAAGCATTACATTGCACCGTTCGATTCAGAACATCCAGACACTCCACCAACTGATGACAAGTATATGTGGATTGCCAAGGGTATCAAAGAATCTGCACCGGAAAACGATGCAGAAGACGATGACGTTGCTTATTTTGACGGTGATGGGACTAAAGAAAAAGTTATCACTTCAAAATCTCGTGGTCGCTCATTTGAGGGACATCGTGACTATGCAGACAAAGCTCAAAATTTTGTCGTAGACAAAGAAGATGCCGTAGCTGATGATCTCATCGTTTGGTACAAGGAAGTTACTGCCGATGGCAAGACTTGCAAAGAAGGTCTTGCACGACTTTCTGAAATCGAAGTCGGTGACGGTGAAGCTTCAGAGCTTGAAACAATCAAGTTCCAAGTTAACTGGTCTCGTACACCAGAGAAACACGAAGTCGCAGCATCACCAGTCGCAGCCGCAGCAGTAGCGGGAACTGGTTCAGAAACTTCTGGGCGTGCTGCTCGTTCTGGTGAAACATCAGAAACTGGTACACCGGGAATCGGCGGGTAATCACTAATTAAATAAAACAAGATAAGACAACTAAGAGGGTGGGGTTTAGCCCTTACCCTCTTTTTTTCGTATTAAAGGAGAAATAACAACATGGTAGTAATTAAAAAACGTAGCAATGTCATCCCTGTAGATTTCGGTGAGTTCCAACTTAATTTCCCAATGTCAGATAGCAATATTAAACGCATGGAAGAAGTCGGGAAAGAATTGGAAGCTAGGAGCCTAGCAATCCAAGGCACAGACAATAAGGCTGCCATTGATGCGGCAACGGAGTTTGTGAAAGAAGGTTTTACACAAATCTTTGACGATGAAGAAGCATTTAATCTTGTCTATGCGTTTTCGGGTGAATCAACAAATATCGCCATGTTCTATCTGATTGAAACCATTACCGGCATTCGTTCTGAATTTGAGAATCAAAACTCAAAGGCAGCCTTCGATAAATATTTGGCTGAGTAATCATGTTAGACCTATCACGAAAACTAACGGATACGTTAGTAATCGATGATGAAGAATTTCCTCTTAATCTGTCTTTTGATAATGTTCTACGGCTATTTGAAATGTGGAGGGATGAAGATGTTCCAGAGTTTGTTAAACCACATTTTGGCATCCGTATTTTGACCGGTGAGACTTTAGAAGACTTCACTGTCGAGGAAATGTCAGAGGTGTTTAACGAGGTTTTCGAGGAACATATCAGTCTGTCAACAGTCGAGGACAACCATGTCGAGTATGACTTGGCAGGAAATCCCATGAAGACCACAGCAAGCAATAGCGGACAAGAAAAAGCCCCTTACGACATTCGTTATGACGGTGACTATATCTATGCGTCATTCTTGCAAGCTTACGGCATTGATCTATTCGATGTCCAAGGCGAACTGCACTGGAAGAAGTTTAACGCTCTACTTTCTGGACTTCCAGAGGGTACGAAGTTCATGGAAGTTAT